ACATTCAGAGCAGACTCAGTTTGCAGTCTAGTTACTTCTGCTTCTAGTTTTGCAATCTCAAGCTGCGTACTTCTGATTTGTGATTCCATTTGGAATTGTTGTAATTGTATTTGCTCTTCTGTTGGCGGTGCAGTTCCTTCTTGCTGTCTAATTCTTTCTGCAATATCAGCCTTACGCGCAAGGTGTGAATACTCTACTATCATATCGTTTGGTATAGGCACTCCAACATTTCTAAGTTCAATTGCTTCAGCAAACTGCATTTCATCAAAGTTATCTCTAGCAGGAGCAGTACCAACAATTACATCATATTCTCCTATAGTAAGATCATTTATGATCTGACCTTCTGGAGTCATTTGATTAACTGATACTTTGTTTCTTGGTTTAAAAGGGTCTTGCTCGTCAGTTACTTGGATAATTCTTTCTTCTGTGTAATAAGTTTGTACCATTTGTAAAACTTTCTCAGCTAGATATTGTCTTGTCTTTGTAAGATTATCTAAAGGCACTTGTAACAACATAGAACCTCTATTTTGTTTTGCTTGAATAGCAACACCAGAAACTTCTGGACTATCCATACCGAGCATGGCTTCTGTAATACCACTAATTTGTTTTATATTAGCTGCTGCTTTTTGTCCTATTCTATCTAAACCTGTAGGTATTTGGTTTGGTGGTATTTTTCCAGGAGGAGTAGAACCACGGTTAAATTCTAATACTAAACCAGTTTCTGCGCCGTGTTCTTCTAGGTCATCGGCTGTCATGCCAGATAAAGAACCAGACTCTACAATCCATCCACTATTAGCAGTTGTGTTTACTATATGTAGTTCTTGAGAAGTAATTTTGTTTAATTGTTCTTGAGGTGACAATAAATTTCGGACCATACCGAACGGTTTTCCTCTACGAAAGTATGGAAAATAAGGCACGATTGTAAAATGGTCATAAGGTGAAAAATCATCGAATAACACTACGGTATCCGCGGACACGGTCCAACGGACTCGTCGCATTTTTTTGGTCATAATAGATAAAGCAAACTGATCTGCAAAAGCTTCTCTTTTCTTTTTACCCCAAGAATTCGGTACTTTTCGTTTGTCGCCCGTAACGGGGTCTACATAATAAGTACAATCGTCTAATTTATAATACTGTCTTTCTATTACCCTAATTGATCTAAGCATTCGTGCGTTCTCTGGATCTCCAGGATATTGTTGTCCGTAATTATATTCGTTAGTATCTCCGTACCTTTCTTCCTCATACTCCATAGAATCAGCACCTAACGTTGTGCCTGTTTCTGCTAAAAACCTAAGTTTGTCTGCTTTGGCTTGACCATAAACTTCTTCTATCTCATCTATGCTCATCCATTTAGTTTCAAATATTTCATTCCAAGTTCGTGGGTCATATTGTTTAGCATCTGGGTCAATTAAAATATCAAGAGGGTCTTTGGCCGTAACTCTAATCTCTCCTTGTATATGATCTTCATAATCAATACGAACATCAAAATAGCCACGGTCTTGTATAAGGCCATCAGAAAAAACTTGTTGTTCTACCCAATCTAATTTGTTGTTATCTGATATCTGCGCATAAACTTGGGTAAGAACATCTGCAATATCTTGATTGCCTCCACCCCTGGGCTTAAATTGTATGTCTGCTTTTTTTGTACTTTGTTCTGCTAGTACTGCATTTACGGTAGGTAATATTGTATTTATAGTCAGAGCAGGTCGGCCTTGGTCATCTAGAGACTGCATATCAAAATCGTCCCACTGATCGCCTCTATAATAAGCGTCGCATTTTTTTGCTATCTGAATGTACTCGTCATGTCCATGATCTCGCGCACGTGTGTACGCATCCCATTGACTTTTTGCTAGCTCTAGTTCGGCTGCGTCTTTTATCTTTTTACTTGGTTTTTTACTGTATGCCATATTATGCGCTCATTGCCGATTTCTTTTTCGGTCCTTTTGCCATCAATTCTAACCTATCTCGCCAAGAAGGTATATGTTCTGGTGCTTCATAAAAACTTGCGTATTCTGTCATCATCAAACCAACCCAGGCCAAAGCATCAACCTGGTCATCATGCACGCCGTTAGGAAAACGCAAAAGTTCAGCCACCAAAGGCCCGGTCCAAACTGCGTCCTGTGGTACAAAAACCCTACCTTGTTGCATCCTACCTTGAATAGCTCTAGCTCTAGCTTCTTTATCACGTCGTCCTACTTTTAAATCTTTAAAATATGCAGAATGTAATTTACGTTCTGCTACACGTTTTTGTAGAAAGGGGCCAATAGCCATTTCTATATGGCCACGTTCTATTCCTACTATACCAGGTCTCCACATTTCATAGAAATCTAATATTTTTTCCACTAACTCAAATCCGTCGTATTTACCGCGGATCATATCAACTACGTACATATTATCATACTCATCAATCCCAACCATAATACCTACAGAATAATCATTTCTATCTCTTTGTCCTATGGCCAAATCCCACGCGCAGTAGTAACGCATTTTGTCGTAATCGATTTCGTCAGGTTCATAATACTGAATCATCTCTCTGGTAAAATAATCACCGTCATCTGATACGGGGTTTTGTTGGTACAACGCGGTCCAGTCCCTGGGCCCAATGGCTCGTTGGATCATTTCTAAAGATTCTACGTTATACCGTTCAGGATGCAGGGGTTCGCCTGTTTTTCTAAATTCTTCATCTTCTTCTGCTATTGCTGGATATTTAACTACTTCCCATTCGTCTGCGCCACCTTCGGTTGCTTGCAACAGCCTGCCTGCTAGATCATCATCGTGCCATCTAGTTAAAATAACTAATATGCCTCCACCAGGGGAAAGCCTTGTATAAGCAGTAGAGGTATACCAGTCCCAGGTTGCCTCTCTGTTATTTTCAGACTCTGCATCTTCTCTGTTCTTTACCGGGTCATCGATTAATAGTACGTGCGCACCTTTACCAGTAATACCACCGCCAACACCAGCTGCTACATAACCACCGCCTTGGGTTGTTTGCCAGGATTCTACAGACTGTGAATCTTTGTCTAGTCTTGCATCTTCAAAAACTTTCTTATAATTTGGTTCTCTTAATACTTGTCGTACCTTTCGAGAAAAACTCATCGCCAAAGAGCCAGAATAGGAACAACTAATAAATTCGTGCCCTGGGTTACGCCCGAGATGCCAAGCAGGAAAAGCAATACTAGCCAAGGTCGATTTGCCGTGACGAGGAGGCATAAACAGCATAAGCCTTGGGGATTTCTTATCTGCTACGTCTTGACTAAACTTTTCTAGCCTTTGACAGATGTCTTTATGCACCCAACCTGCTTGGTAATCAGGATTAAACTTCTCAACGAACGGCAACATGCGTTTTCTAGACAAAATACGTCTTGCAAGCTCTTGTTCCGCACGAATTTGAGCATTTTGCTCTTTTTTTGACTCTTTTTGCTGTTTTTGGGGCTCAGGAAGTTGGTCTGCCTCATCTGCAGCACAATACACGCACAAACCTTTAGGTAATACGAGGTTTTCTGCTAAAAGCTTCTTACACTTGTAGCATTCTATCTTTTCCAGAGCCACTATTTAGTACTTTTTGGTTTTTTTTGTCTTTTTTGCCGGTTTTTTGGCCACTTTAGCCTTTTTTGCCGGTTTTTTAGAATATCCTTTACCGTATCCCATTTCTTTCTCCTTTTTTTGCCAAAACATTGGTAGTTGCTTGCCTGCTTTACGCTCAGATACCAAATGTGATGACATATAAGCAAAAAGCCCCATAATTATAATAAAAAGTGCCCCTAAAGTAGGTTCTATCCACGCGGGCCACTCTACATACATATCTAACATTTCCATCTCCTCCTAGCTTGCCTAATTCTTGAATTTGGGTCGTTTCTTGTTTTAGCGGAGCTTCTTTTTAACTGTCCTGCACTTCTAGCGCAATAAGATTTACGTCTTTTTGCCGCTTTTGAACCTTTTTTAACCTTTCCGGTTACTGCTGTTTTTAATTTAGACCCAGGGTTTGCTTTTCTATACGCAGCAACCCCTTTTTTAGTCATTCCTGCCCCAGATTTAGTTTTTCTATAATTTCCACCCTTGCCAGTGGTCTTTCTTATAGGTTTTTCTTTTTTCCTAGGCATTATCTTGGTTTTCTCTTTTTTGTTGGTTTTTTCTTTTTTGGAACTCTTGGTTTTAATTTAGCTTGCACTTTGGCTTTATTTTTTTCCCAAGCACTCCATTTATTTGTTTTAGCCGTAGCGTTTATATATATCACCATAGGCTGATTCTTTTTAGGTTTGTTTTTTACCATTATTTTTTCTTCGCTGGTCTTTTCTTCGCGGTCTTCGCGGATTTTTTGAATGCTTTAGATGTAGGTGCGCCTTTTGCGCCTTTTTTCCGCATAGTTTCACCTGAGCCGGCTTTTATTCTTTTACGTTTTGCGTGTATGTTTGCGTATAGTCCTCGTTTAGCCATATTTCTTCTTTCCTCCTTTGTACGACTTCTTAGTTGTACCTTTATTCTTCTTGCCCTTCTTCATGGACATTTTTTTTGGTTTCTGATTAATACAATGCATTAGATCCTCACTATGTCATAAATTGTTTTCGTAGGGACCATAAACCGTGAGACAAATGGTACCTCCGACTTTTCATTATCGCCTGGACGTCTTTCGCCAAACTCTATATTAAATAGTTTACCATTAGTTAGTAGCCAGGCGTCAACATATTCTTTAACTGTATAAGAGTTACCGGACCCAATCGGCTCGATAGTTTTGGACCCTGGTTGACCAACCGCGGACACGAGCGCCGCGCACAGATCTTGCACGTGCACATAATCACGGACACAGGTCCCGTCTGCCGTATCATAGTCATCTCCAAAAATGGTAAATGAACCGTGGTCCACGGCCCGTTGTGTTGCGGCATATAATCCTTCAGGGTTTGTAGGTGTACCACCGCCAACATTAAAAAATCTAAATATCGTGTAGTCGGGACAGAGCTCCTGGACTATTTGTTCGGCAGCTATTTTAGAAAGCGCATAAGGTGAGGTCGGATCATAAGCAGCGCCTGTAGATGCAAAAATCATTTTTGCGTTTGGAAAAGCATCAATAACATTTTTAGTGCCAACTACATTTGTGTAGTAGTAGGCCGTAGGCCGCGCGACACTTTCGCTAACTTTTACTAGACCAGCTAAATGTATGACAACACTTACTTGAGGATTGCATATAGATAAGGGCGCTCGGATATCCCAATCTTCTATATCTAAAGCTAAAATTTCTATGCCTTCTTTTTTAGAAAGCTGTTTTATAACTTCTTGGCCAATATAACCATTGGCTCCAGTTACGGCTACGATCACTTCTTTTTATTTTTAATAGCAGTAAGAATATCGCCTCTTGTTACTTTGTTTTTATCTCCATACAAAGATGCAAGTTTTGAAGTTTTACGTTTCTTTTTAGTAGCTCTCGCTTGTTGTGCGTATTTAGTCATTAGTACCTCCTTGGGGTTCTAAATATCTTGTGTCTACTCCCGCTAGTTTTAATAGCTCGGAATCTGGTAG